TTTGATCTCCTAAGAACGTCCCTATCATAAACCTATAAATTCGAAATGTCTACATTTATTTTTACTTTTTCCTTTACAGGTATATACTCGAAGTATGAGCGAAGAAACTACCTTACAAATAACTACGGAAGAAAATAGCCCTAAAAAAATTACTCCTCTCCAAGCTAAATTTATTATCGAATATTTGAAAGATTTAAACGGGAGCCAAGCTGCATTAAGGGCGGGGTATTCTGAGACGAGCTGTAGGGATATCGCCTGTGATCTTTTAAAGAAGCCTCAAGTAATTAAAGAAATAAATATTCAACTAGAGTGCCGGGCTAACCGTACTTTAATTACCGCCGATAAAGTTCTTAACGAATTATACCTAATGACCGCCGTCGATCCGGAAGAAATGTTAATGCCCAACGGCGAGCTTAAACCTATGTCAGAAATACCCCGGGATATTCGTAAGACGATAGCGAGTATAGAGATCGAGGAACTATATGAAATGGATTACGAATCGGGTAAACCTAAGCGAGTAAATACCGGGCGGTTACGAAAGATTAAGCTCTGGAATAAAAACCAGGCTGCAGAAACCCTAGCTAAACATTTAAAGCTAATAACCGAACGCTACGAGATCGGTAATCTAGATGGATCTAATTTTAACTTCCCGGGCATAACCGAGGTCTTCGTAGATAGCCCGGAAGCGTTCGAGGAACTTAAAAGGATTTCGGCTTTACCTCCGGAGGAGGCTACGGTCGTACCGGTAGAAGGGGCTAAGGATGGAAATAATATCGAGTCCACGCCTCAACCTTAGCAATACGATTATAAGTTACCCCCGGAAGATGTACCCGATTATCCATAATCGATCCCGGCGTAAGGTAGCTAAGGGTGGCCGGGGATCGGCTAAAAGCCATAGCTTCGCTAAGTTATCTTTAAGACGTGCAGCGACCGAGAAAGTTCGTATCCTCTGCGTACGGGAACTCCAAAGCTCGATTAAGGATTCCGTACATAAGCTTTTAACGAATAAGATTCGAGAGTTAAAGTGGGATCGGTTCTTTCGCATAAACGAAACATCTATTAAATCCTGGACCGGATCGGAGTACGTATTTAGGGGTCTTCGGAATAACTATAACGAAATTAAGTCGTTCGAAGACGCCGATATCTGCTGGCTCGAAGAAGGCGAGGGCGTAAGCCAACAGAGCCTAGATATCCTTATCCCTACGATCCGTAAAGACAGTTCCGAGATTTGGGTTAGCTATAACCCGGAAACTAAAGATAGCCCTTGTGATAAGACGTTTATAACCCAGGCCCCCCCGGATTCTATTATCGTAGATATTAACTGGCGTGATAATCCCTGGTTCCCGGACGTCTTAATGAGGGAAAAAGAAATAATGAAGATCGTAGACTTCGAGAAGTTCCTTTGGGTCTACGAAGGACAATATAAGAAATACGCCCAAGACGTTATCTTTAAGGACAAGATCGAAGTCGATTGCGAGTTCGTAGCCCCTCCGGATATTAAGAGGTTCTACTTCGGCCTAGACTTCGGCTTCGGGGTCGATCCGTTCTCCGCTCACCGCCTTTGGGAGAAGCCGGACGGCGACTTTACCGATCTCTATATCGACTACGAGGTTTACGGTCTAGGCGTAGAGTTCGATCAAATGCATGAAAAACTATTTCAGGGTCTACCCGGCCTAAAGAGTAATCCGCTAATGGCCGACTCTAGTAGACCGGATACGATAAACCATTTAAGAAAGCCCTTTAAAAAGGGATCGAGGACTTGGCCTAGTATTAATTGCGTAGGAGCTTCTAAGGCCGGGGTAGCCGGGGACGTTAGAGGTACATCTAAGGGATCGGTTAAGGACGGGATAGATTTCCTACGGAGCTACCGTAAAATCTATATTCATAAGCGTTGTAAGGGTGCTAAGGACGATTATCAGAACTACCGTTGGGAGCGAGATCCAAAGACTCAAGTTATATTACCGGAACCGGTAGATAAGTCTAACCATGCCGTTGACGATAACCGATACGCTTTATCAAGGCTAATCCAAAGAAAGGTGAGTGGCTTCGATGTCCTCTAAGATAACGACTAAGAAATATCCCCCGACTAAGATAGCTTCTAGAGATATAAAAAATAACGCTATCGATAAAATGAGCTTCCGGGAATTAAAGAACGAGTTTAAGAAGCTAGTCGTAGCGCAGAACTCGGGTAACTTTAGTGGGTACCAGCTTAACGGATTAGCCGGGATCGGGGGCGGAAATACTACCGCTATGTCGCTCCCATATACCCTCGCCGACTCGAATAACTACGTCCCTATTACCCTCGATCGTATACTTCTAACCTTCGCCTATATGACCCACGGGATATTCCAGACGGCGATAGACCAGCCGGTATACGACGCTTTTAAAGGCGGTTTAGTTATCTCCTCCCCGGAGCTAGATCAGGACGAAGATATCCCTATCCTCTTAAAGTATATCCGGGATAATAAAACCCTCCACGAAATAATCGACGCAATCCGTTGGGCGAGGCTCTACGGAGGAGCCGGTCTTATTATTAATACCCCGCAGGATATTATCCGTCAGGGTAAAATGAACCCGCTCTCCTATCAGTTTATGGACTACCCGGACGTCCCCCTATCGTTCGTAGCTGCAGACCGTTGGGAGCTAACAATGTCTCAAGCGAACTTTATGAACGTCGCCTTCCCGTATAATTACTACGGAACCCCGCTACCCGAAGATCGAGTCCTCCGGATTATCGGTAAAGAAGCTCCTTCGTTTATTAGACCCCAGTTAGGCGGTTGGGGCTTTAGTGAACTCGAGCGTATGATCCGGGACTTAAACGCTTACGTCCGGGCACAGCAATCTTTATTCCAGCTCTTAAAAGAAGCGAATATAGACGTTTGGAGGCTCTTAGGCTTTAACGACGCTATCCTTTCCGATCTCGTTCAGGGTAAAATTAATAAACGGGTAATGTACGCTAACTACCTAAAGTCTACCTATAACTCGATAATGATGGATAAAGAGGACGAGTTTGAACAGAGGACGCAGACGTTTGCGGGTTGGGCGGATATCCTCCAACAGATTCGGATCGGGATATGTTCGGCCTTACGTATGCCAATGTCTAAAGTATTCGGACAGTCGGCTAACGGCCTACAGGCGGATCAAGACGATCTCGAGAACTATAACGCAATGGTCGAGTCCGAGATAAGGGAGCCTAACCTACCCCTAATCCACCAAGTTATCGGTATGTGTTGCCGGCAGTTATTCGGCTTCGAGCCGGAGCTTACTATCGAGTTCGAACCGCTCCGGGAGCTATCCGCCGTAGAGGAGGAAGAAGTTAAGACCTCTAAACAGAACCGATACTACCAGCTCTATTCCGCCGGTCTATTAAGCCCCGAGGAAATGGCCAATCTCTTAAAGAAGGAAAGCCTCCAGACTATGGATACCTTAGTCCTTCACGGAGCCGAACCGAATCCCCCTATGTTACAAATGGAGGAGGAAACGTCTAGTCCGGACGGTAATACGAAAACAACTAAAAAGGATAAGCTATGACGCCTTTTATGAAGGCGGTTTATAAATTAATCCGGGATCGTAAGAAGCGGGTCCACGACAAGTGTCGTAAGATAGCCCGGGCGAAGGACGGGTATCTAACCCAGTTTAGGAGGGCGTAATGCCGGGCGATAATATTTTAACGGTTAACGTAACGACGAATATCCTCCATCATTGGTTAGACGGTAGCTTCGAGTACGCTATCGTAGAAGTTCAAGTAGAAAATTATACGCCGGAAATATCCTTATTAATGGTAGACCATAATGCGCTTACTTAAACCCATCCTCGATAGAATTAAATACTACGAGCTTATCGAGGCCGAGATTAAATCGTTTCTCTACCTTACGATCTTTAAGCCGATAATCGATCTCGCTTCCGCCGATCTAGAGGTATCTTTCGAGAACGCCTCCTCTTACCTAACGAACGCTATTAAGAATAATAAAATCGCTTACGTAGACGGCTTCTTCGTCGGGGAGTTTAACTCTAAGGTCGGCCTAGAAATGCGTAGGATCGGGGCTATTTATAACCATACACGTAAAGCATACGCTATAGAACGGTATAAATTACCGCTCGATATCCAGACCGCTATTAACTTAGGCGATCGGCTTTTAAAGGAGCGGGTAAAGAATATTTACGGCTACTTAGAAGAATTACAAAAAAATCCGCCCTTAAAATCTATAAATCTCGAACCCCATTTCGAAGGGATATTTATCGATCTAGATAAACAATTCTCGACGACGGTTACGAAAGACCTAAGCGTACCTATAGATAAGACGCCCTATATGGAAGACGCCCTCCGAAAGAATTACTTAGAAAACATAGACCTAAGTATAACCGAGTTATATTCTAAAAGCGTACAGAGGTTACGGGCTAAAGTTTATAAAAATGTCGAAGAAGGGTTCCGGGCAA